TCTGTTGCATCTTTATAGAAGAGTTTTCCATCTGCGTAGTTTAAGGCGAGTTCGCCGTGCTCTAGCGATGAAGGAGTCTGGGATGAAGTCCCAGACCTTTTAATTTTAATTGTAGACATAGTCGTCCCCTTTTCTATTAATTAGAAATATTGTTTCCCAAACAGTATTTATTCGAGAATTAGACCACCCGACTAACAGACCATTTGAATCCTGCTTGTGATGCGACTCTATTGTAAGTAACACCCGATGCAGTAACAGAAGAAGGTGGAGTATCTTGCTCCAATAATGCGTTATACACCGTAACGCCATTCCACACCACAGTAACAATTTGCTCGACTGGAACTGTGTCTGTTGGTTCTGATTCAAAATAGTAATTGTTGACGTCGTAAAATGGACCTTGAGTACCAGATGTTTCTTGAGAAATCTTTAATGTTCCAGCATCATTCCACAACCTTCCATTTTCAGATGGATCTGAAGTAGGAAGGTCTGCGAACATGTTTGGACCAACAAGTTCTTTGACTGCATCTGAAGTATTTTTAAAGAATATTTTTTGATCTGCAGTATTCAACGCAAGTTCGCCGTATGCTAGATTTCCAGCAGTCGGTGCTTGTGATGAAGTAGCGGAGTTTTTGAATTTAATCGTTGACATATCCGTCGCCTCCTATTATCCCGCAGAAATCTTTACTGTTCCAGCATCATTCCACAGAGATCCTGCGACTGCTGGATCAGAGGTCGGAAGATCAGAGAACATGTTTGGACCAACAATCTCAGTAACCACGTTCGACGCATCTTTATAGAAGAGTTTTCCATCTGCGTAGTTTAGTGCGAGTTCACCGGATACCAAATTTCCTGCTGATGGTGCAGTACCAGTTGTTCCTGATCTTTTAATTTTAATTGTAGACATAGTCGTCTCCTTTTCTATTAATTAGAAATATTGTTTTTTTTATTACTAAGGCGCGTCAGGATCTGCTATCCAATTGTACGCGCTTTTATCAAAGTGTTGTGCCTCCCAGAAATTATGTTTTATAAATTCATTCCATAATGCTGGTGGTAGTAATTTTTGTTCTTCACGGTATTCGACTTTCTTTCGTACCTTGTGAAGACCTTCCATTTTTAGATCTAAATCATACTCTTCATAATTATCTTCGACATTATCATAGTCATGATCATGATATTCTTCGCCCAAAAACTCATAGATCTTTCTCATAGTTTGCTCTGGTTGTTTGGTCAGAGCATTATACTCAACAAAGATCATATGATCCGCGTCTCCTGAAAATGCACCGGTTCGCATTAATTTGATTGGATCCATGACGACACCGCCCTTCGAACCCATCAATGTAAAGCACCGTTGATCTACAGTCGACATAATTTGATTCCCGTAGATCGGTTTTGTTCCCAGAGGATCTTTACCATTCAACTTCTCGAAAGAGTTTAAGATCCAAGGTATACTTCTCACGCAAACAATCATCTTAAAATCAGGATATAATGTTTTTAGAAGTTTTGTTTTTCCTGTCCATGTGCGACCAGTATTAAAACAAACTTCCGTAGAACCTTCGTAGTAAGAATCGAAAATTCCCCGTATAATTCTTTTGCGTTTTTCTGCTTCGACTAATTTCCTTCCACCTTGAATATTTTCGGTAGCACGAATAATTGCGTCGGCATAACCCTGCAGAGGGTCTGTAATGCCTGCCGTAAATCTGGGGTTTTGTTTGAGTATTGAACTCAGCAAAGTGGACCCAGATCTAGGCAGACCTGATATAAAGTGGTACGTCTTTTCGCTCATTAAAACATCCTATAGTATATTGAAAATTAACCCTTCATTTTTTCCTTTAGTTCTTGCTTCTCAGCAACCTTTCTATTTAGTCTTGCAGAAGTTGTTACAGATGAGTGACCTTTCTCATTTCTTCTAACAATTTTCGCCTGTAGTCGAGCGATATCTTCATTAAGTTTTGTCCTTCTCTTTAATGACATTCTATTCTCCTTGAGATATAGGGGGACTTATGTCCCCCGTATTTTTTTTTATTATTATCGGCAGTCTTTAGAACGTGCCGCCGTCAATTTCGCCTTCGAATGACGATGCGCGAACAGTTGTTCCGAAATTCCAGTCAGAATCTTTCGAGAACCACATACGACCATCAGAGTCTGTTGACTTTATCTCGATGTAATAGTCCTTAGTGTTATTGGACGCCGCCTGATAACCGAGAGCAACAACGCGGTTACCGCTTTGATCGATACCTGCTCCGTAACCAACCGCAGAAAGATATGCGCCAGTGTTGTTCTGACCAGCGAATCCACCAACACCTACAGAATACGCACCGGTGTTAGAGTATAATGCATGTGGACCAACCGCAACGATACCAGTTCCAGTGTTGTCTACACCGGTGTAATCACCGACCGCTGTAGATCTGAAACCAGTATTATTTTTTAATGAATATGTACCAATACCGACAGAAGTGTTGGCAGTATTATAATAACCTGATTTGTAACCGGCAAAGGTCGATTTTTCGCCTGTGTTCATCTTTCCTGAATAATAACCCGCAGCAAAAACGTGGTCAACGGTGTTGTTTTCTGCTGCTGAATAACCGAGAGCAACAACGTGGTCGCCGGAGTTAGTTTCTGCTGCGTTATAACCGATACCGACAACGTTCGAACCAGAGTTACTCAATGTTGCTTCATAACCGATACCGACAACGTAGTTGCCTTCGTTATCTTCTGCAGCATCATAACCGATACCGACAACTTTCGAACCAGAGTTATTGTATGCTGCTTCATAACCGATAGCGACAACGTAGTCGCCGGAGTTATTTTCTGCTGCTTGATAACCCGAAGCAAAAACGTGGTTACCAGAGTTTTCTTCTGCAGCATCTTTACCGAGAGCGACAACGTAGCTACCAGTGTTGTCTTCTGCAGCATCATCACCAATCGCAACAACTTGGCTACCAGTGTTATCAACAGCACAGTCTTCACCGACCGCAACTATTTGACTACCCGTGTTTCTTTTAGCAGCATCGATACCAACACCAACAACGTCTCCGCCAGTGTTTTCGTATCCAGCATAATTTCCGATTGCAACTAAGTCGTCTGCGCCGTTGTTCACGCCAGTATAATAACCGATAGCAACAACATACTCGCCTGAATCGCCACTTGCTGCATTGTTTCCCAAAGCGACAACACTCTCGCTTCCCGAAACAGCACCAGCACCAGTACCAATTCCGAAACTGTTATAGGCATCAACCGCAACGCCGCCAACGATGCCGGTTAATTGAGAACCGTCACCCACGAATGATGTCGCAGTGACAACACCTGAAGCAGTAATATCATTCGCTGAATCGATAGTAAGTGCAGTTGTGCTTGAATCTACAGTAGCGTCGATCGTAAGACCAGCGACTTTTAGTGAATTCGAAACAACAACGCCATCACCTGAATCAGCAATGTTCTGAAGACCCAAGGCGAGGACTGCTGCTGAATCGAGACCTGTTCCGTCTGCTACGCCAGCAAGTAATGCTGCTTTGGATATTTTGTGAGTTGAATTATTTGAAGCATCTACTACGACAAGTTGATCGGCAGAGTGTGCTGAATCAAGTGCCGTTAAATCTGTAATCTTTACACCAGCCATATTTATTCTCCTAGTGTTTATTGTTTTAAGAATATTCTTATCTAGAAATTATATGAGGAAATGGGGGGGGCGACCCCCCATATCAAATCTTTACCTATTTATAGAAATTTAAATTTAACCTGATTATGTTCCGTCTGTTCCCCAAACTGGTCTTGAATCCGGAAGAGTCCATGCCGTTGCACCATCATCAAAATCATTTGGTGCAGAAGGAATATTTGTAACATTCCAACCCGACAAGTCTTGGTTAAAGGCAATTGCATCTTTGAACATAGAAGTCATAAGCGTTGCGCTAGACGTATCCCAAGAACTAATATCTCGGTTAAAGACAGTTGCACCGTTGAACATATTTCTCATATCCGTTACGTTAGACGTATCCCAAGAACTAATGTCTTGGTTAAAGGCAATTGCATCTTGGAACATAGTAATCATACTCGTTACGCTAGATGTGTTCCATGAATTAAGCGGTTGGTTAAATGAAGGTGCGTTATAGAACATTTGAGTCATACTCGTTACGCTAGATGTGTTCCATGAATTAAGCGGTTGGTTAAAGGCAGTTGCATCTTTGAACATAGAACCCATACTCGTTACACTAGACGTATCCCAAGAACTAATGTCTCCGTTAAAGGCAATTGCATCTTGGAACATAGATTGCATATTCATTACGCTAGACGTATCCCAAGAACTAATATCTCGGTTAAAGGCAGTTGCACCATCGAACATAGAAATCATACTCGTTACGCTAGACGTATCCCAAGAACTAATGTCTTGGTTAAAGGCAGTTGCATTTTGGAACATAGAAGACATAAGCGTTGCGCTAGACGTATCCCAAGAACTAATGTCTTGGTTAAAGGCAGTTGCATTTTGGAACATAGAAGTCATATCCGTTACGCTAGATGTGTTCCATGAATTAAGCGGTTGGTTAAATGAATATGCCTGTCGGAACACAGATTGCATATTCGTTACGTTAGATGTGTCCCAAGAACTAATGTCTTGGTTAAAGGCAGTTGCACCGAAGAACATAATATACATATTCGTTACGCTAGACGTATCCCAAGAACTAATGTCTTGGTTAAAGGCAATTGCAGCTTGGAACATAGAACGCATATTCGTTACACTAGACGTATCCCAAGAACTAATGTCTCCGTTAAAGGCAGCTGCATTTTGGAACACAGATTGCATATTCGTTACGTTAGATGTGTCCCAAGAACTAATGTCTTGGTTAAAGGCAGTTGCACCATCGAACATAGAAATCATACTCGTTACGTTAGATGTGTCCCAAGAACTAATGTCTTGGTTAAAGGCAGTTGCACTTGCGAACATTTGAGTCATATCCGTTACGTTAGACGTATCCCAAGAACTAATGTCTTGGTTAAATGAATGCGAACCATGGAAACCGTTGAACATAGAAGACATATCCGTTACGTTAGACGTATCCCAAGAACTAATGTCTTGGTTAAAGGCAATTGCATCTTGGAACATAGAACGCATATCCGTTACGTTAGATGTGTTCCAAGAACTAATGTCTTGGTTAAATGAACGCGCATCATAGAACATAGAAGTCATAAGCGTTACAGTAGAAACATCCCAAGAACTAATGTCTTGGTTAAATGAATGCGCATCATAGAACATAGAACGCATATCCGTTATCGGTAATTTGGTTCTTATTCCGACATTTGAAATAAATTCGTAACCATATGGTGCATAGTTAGTTCTCCAAATGGCGCTCGTCGGATCAGTTGCTACAGGAAGTGCATAGTTGTGATATGTTACGCCATCCCATCCAGTTGTTCCCCATATAGGTTTTTCGTCAGACGTCCAAGTTGCTGGAGTACCGTTGCTGAATTGATAAGGTTCTGCTGAGAAGAATGAAACATCCCACGCTTGAATGTTCTGATCGAACGCAGAGTTTTCGAACATTTCTTGCATATCAGTAACGCTAGAAACGTCCCAATTAGCGATATCGCCGCTTCCGCCATTGTTAAAGGCAGTTGCATCTTGGAACATTTCTTCCATGTCTCGGCACGATGAAACATCCCACGCACCAATATTTTGGTTGAACGAAGATGCTTCTTCGAACATTTGATCCATAGTAAGAGCAGAAGAAGTGTCCCAAGAACTAATGTCTTGGTTGAAACTTGTCGCACCATGAAATGTGCCTCGGAATACAATAACATTAGACACATCCCACCCAGAAATGTCTTGATTGAACGAAGTCAAATCTTCAAACATGTAAGACATCTGTCTTACATTTCCAACATTCCAACCAGTAATGTCTTGGTCGTATGAAGTATCAGCGAACAACGCCCACATATTTTTGACATTACTCACATCCCAAGAACTGAGATCAGCGTTGAATGCAACCGCACCATTAAATGTTCCGTCCAGATGGAATACTGCTGAAACGTCCCATGATCCGATCGGTTGGTTAAATGCGGAGTTATATTCAAACATCCCGTCCATACTAACGCCTGTTCCATCGTGCACCGCTAAGGATGGTTCCAAGTCCTGTACGTTTGTTGAAAATACCGCCCAAGTTGAACTAGCATCACCATCGATTAGAATATCTGGATGCTTCGACGTCGACCAGTTCGGTATTAAATCGTCGATTGGTGTAGAAGCGTCTGTGGTGATTGTCCAACCACTAATATCTTGGTTGAAGTCGGTATCTCTGAACATTTCTTGGAAATCTCTAACTTTAGAGACATCCCATCCTGTTAGGTCACTAGGGTTTGAAGCGAACGAACATTCCCTAAACATACCGACTGCGGTAATTACTGCAGACATATCGAGATTTGTCACATTAGCGTTTGTTGGAAGTATTCCTGTATCACTACTAAAAAACATATGATCGCATTGTTTTAGTGGTTCATTGCACCTGAATCCAACATTGGGGATCCAAAGATACCCCCTTGGGGCATAGTTGGTTCTCCATTCTACTGAAGTTGGATCAGCAGCGACTCCGGTTATTGAATAATTGAAAAATTCTGTTGGTTTTTTCTCAAAACTAATTGATGAGTTGCCCGTAACTCCTAGACTTACATCACTAGTATTGCTTTTCTTTAAATGTACTTTTGTTTCCATTGATTTTTCCCTCTGAATTTTTTATGAAAGGGTTTGATTATGAAGAGGGGTTTAACCCTATATCAATTCTGCACCTATTTATAATTATAAAAATTTGACTATTTATATCCTAGCATATTTTAGTCTTTACATCGCCGCAATTGCTGCTTTGAAATCAGCAAACGTTTCGCTGCTTGCCGCTATTTGTTTTAATTCTGATAACATTACGACTGGATCTCCAGCATAAGAAACCCTGCCATCATTGAACGACAAACTACCGCCATCGGTATGCAAAGAATTATCGGATAAGAACAGGTGTCTTATCTTATACTCTGCAGAACCTAAATCGTATGCCGCATTTGTATCTGGTATAATATGACCGGTCATTGTTCCGCCCATATTTAGGTTAGATAATCCCGAACCATTACCATTAAATGACGAAGCAGTGACCGGTGCGCCAAAGTTCCAGTCTGAATCTTTTGAGAACCACATACGACCATCAGAATCGGTCGAACGAATTTCGATAGCATAATCGTCAGTTCTTTCTAAGTATCCAACACCCGCGCCCGAATGAGCGGAATTGATCAGTATAGAACTCTTACCTGCATTAGTTTTTCCAGCATAATAACCGAGGCACACTGAGTATTGTCCCTGATTTGTTTGACCAGCGCCATAACCAACTGCAACCGCTTCGCTCGATTGATCCCATTGCCCTGAAGTGGCACCAAGCGCGATTGCATTGTTATTCTGAGTATGATAACCTGCTCTGTAACCGATCGCAACTGCATTAGTATTTTGGAAAGAACTATACGGATCGCCCGATCCCGCTTCCTTTCCGATAGCAATTGCTCGATTACCCTGATCCTTTCTTCCTGCCATCGTTCCGATAGCAATACAGTCAAAATCTTGACTAGTATTTCCAGCATAGAACCCCAGTGCGATTTGATTGCCGTTCGATTGTTGAGCGACTGAACCAGCGCCGCCGCCCCAGTTAATGTTGTTAGTGTCAAAGAATTCAGATTGAACGATTGACGCGATACTTGCTGAGTCTTGAGAAGTTGCTGCTCTTGCCTGAACATAATCGGAATCAATCATTGAAGGAACATGAAGATTAATTCTTTGATCTGCTGCAGCAACCGCGATTACGTGCGCGTCTGATGAGTCTATTCCCGTCTCTACGATAGAAACGAGATCAGAAACTAATATCTTTTTTGTTGTGTCTTCGCTGGTATCGACAATTGTCAGAACATCGGTCGTTGCCGGAGTTTCTGACAATTGAGGAAGGTCGGTGATTTTATAGGTTGTCATTTATTTCTCCTTAACTGACTAGTACGAATGTTCCGAAAGAACCTTTATCGAAACCAGATAATCTTCCGATAAGACTTAAATTTTGATCGTAGATCCAAACATCACCAAAGTTTACCCCCTCTCCATCTCCGCTTGTCGCAGTAATAAAAATTGCTTGAGTAGAACCAGAACCGCTAATTTGAACGCTCATCGGCGCAGAACCGAACGCTGAATTGGGTGGACCTTCAATTTCTCCAATCGGATTTCCGGAGAGATCGTAGAACCATACTTTATTTATGTTGTTCACATTATCAGAAACAGCAATTTTATCAGATCCGATTGCAACCGCCCTGCCGAAATTAGCATAAGATCCAAGTTCGTCCGGAGCGTCTATATCAAATTGGTGCACTAAACTCGAATTATAAACCGAAACAAATCCTTCGTACCCACTTCCTGATACTCTACTAGTTGCGTATGGATTTCCGCCTACAATCAAAGACCCGTTTGACGCCAAAGATGCTCCATATTGATCTTGGTATTGAGTTCCAAACACACCGGTGCCCACTTGGCTGTAACTAGAATTGGACAAACTATAAATGTATATCGCACCAGAGTTCGGAACTGAGTTACCATTCCAATCGTGCGTCCTTGAACCAACCAAAAGACGGTTGTTCGGCAACATTACAAGTCTTTCGCCCCAAGACTGGTTGTAGTATGGACTATCGATATCATAAAGGTGATTATTTTGATTATCGAAGATAGCAATTGACCCATATAGGTTGTTGGCACCTATTCCCGAAAAGGCGACATACGAATCGTTTGCTGCTATAGCATGTTCTGCGAACTGACCGTTCAACCATTTTTGTCTATGTGTTCCGCTATACAAACTCGCATCTTGCATATTAAAATGATGTTCGTTCGAACCATCAAAATCAAACGAATATGGACCTTGTTGGGAACCGACATAAATCTTAGAAGAATTTACAGCCGCGGCGGTTTGACCGCTGTGAACACCACCGAATCTCAACCTTGTACCTGGATCCAGAATCGTGTTCGGAAAAAGTTTTAACATCGTATTGTCTTTATAAATGTACATCGCACCTGGACTGCTTTTGGTAACAGTGCCATTCTCATATAGTTCGTTGTCGGTATACGCACCGACGAAAATGCTTTTACCTGTTAGTGCAGGATGATTCGGCATAAACGAACTAGTGCTCCAATTCGGTTCGTAAGCACGCGCAGAAATTAAATGTCTGAAACGCATTTTTAACTCGCCTCGCCGCAGTAAGCACCATAATAATCTGCATCAATTTTCCAAAGGTTCACCAGATGTATCCCAGTTGTACTACTTAAATCTGGTTCGGATCCACCAACCCACAATACGGTCGGCCATGATGCTGTAAACCCATTCGAGTTTATGTGTAGGGTGATTGATTCGCCGGAAGTCCATTCTGGGTGAACTTGGAAAGTTGTGTTTCCTGAAAATGTGACTTTCGCCAGACTTCCTAGACTTGGTTGCAATTGATATGTAGTTCCGCCCGAATATTGGAATACGCCTTCTTGGAAGTTATCTGCCGCCAGATTGTCAGCAGAAAGATTTCCAGAGATTAGGTCTGAAACAGTAATTTTTTTAGAAGTGTCTGTGCTGACATCAACAATTGTCAGGACGTCTGAATCTGCTGGTGTTTCTGATAGTTGTGGTAAATCGGTGATTTTATAAGTGGACATCTAGTTCTCCTTTATGAGTATGATTATCATAGTGTAGAAGAATTACAATAGGTAATGTCACATATCACCATATTTATAAATTTATGGATCTGCAGAATCTTTTAAATTTACGAATAACGCCGAACCATCTAGTTTCATCGTATCGATATCGTAAGAGGTGATGACCGGTGCTTCAACAGAAGTGTCTTTATATAGGTTGATCTTCATATCAAAGTCAAGTGTGTAGATAATTGTTCTTCTCGCTTCGAGTGCTGCTTCGTAATCGTCCGAGAAAGTCACGCCAAGAAGAGTGATTGGTGTGTCTTCTTTAACGTCACTATAATCTTCCAACGGGTTTACAGTGAGCGTGTATTGAGGTGTGAAGTATGGCAGGATTTGCTCCACCACTTGTAATGCATCATCTTGAGACTTTGCGTATATGTTCAACTGAAACGAGATGTTATAAGGAACTGGAACATACAATTTCTTTTTAGAAGTTGCATCGTCTGCTGTCTTTGGGCATGCATTGAGTTTCGGTAGTTGACGAACTGGATCGTACATCATGGCGACGATTTCAAAAGACATACGCGGTAGTTTGATCGCTACCTGCCTTTCGTTCTCTGAAGAATTCGCCTGATCTATTCTAGCAAGAAAGTCTCTTCTTGGTCCGTAAGAAAGTGGAACCTTGGTTTGACTGATCACATTACCCGACGAGTTTTTTCGAATGATGTTGATGTCGTTAAACATCGAACCAAAAACTGCCACTGCCTTTCGAATTCTTTGATTATAAAAGTGCGAACCGAACATTAACTTGGGTCTCCGAATGGGTTGCTCTCAGTAAAGTCGATGAACGAATCTCCGATATCATTAAAGTCATCATTTTGAGCGCCTGATGCCAGCATTTCAGAAGAGTCGCCAGTCGTCAAGAATGGTGTTCCGCTGGCGCCAGATATGTCTCCTGTGATCGGAGCGTTAGTGCTCCAAGTATGATACAGTCCATCCATCGCCCCTTGATGAGCGACATAAATAAGGTATTCGCTTGAACTAGAAGCATCAATATCTACAATCTCCCCTGTCATAGTATAGGAAGTGTTGACCTGTGTGATGCTTTCTTGTAATACAAAATTTCCAGATAGCGTGTTTGGATCGAACCTGAGAATTGTTTTATTGGCGTGATCGCGTTCAACATTGTCGATTTGATCGATACCGGTATCGAAGTCTTCGTCGTTGTATTCGAACAGTTCACAACGCATCTTAAATACTGGAAGATTCTTTAACTGGTAGAATGGTTCTTGTGTCTCAGTGCGCATAATTTCGAAAACAGAATTTGACAACGGAAGGTGGATCAGATCCCCTTCTCTTGGTCTAAAGAATGTGTTTCCTTCTTCGTCCTCGTATTTGGCGACAGTATTGTTCCATCTTCTTTTAGCGACAACAAAGGTCGCTGCGTCTCTTATTTCAACGCCGAATTTAGTGAATAGATCTCCTTCACCGTCAAATCCTTCAATGTTTTCGATATACATTTCAATCTTATATGCATTATCGAAACGTGAGACTGAATCGTCGTCGAAAATACGGTCTCGTCCCACAATTTCACGCGGAATGTAATAGACATCTTGTCCGTAAATTTTCAGGGACTCGATTATAATGTCTTCGTAGAGGGTTTGTTCGCTTCGCGTACCCTGCGTGAAATAAGGATTTGTTGCCATTTATTACCCCATAAAGAAATCGACAGGTAATTCGTATTCCGAACGAATCTTTTCTTCTAACCTCTCGATTTCAGCATTCGCATCATCAAATATCTGGCGTCCATTGATTGTAACGCCACCTGGAAGTTGCATGCCTTCAAATTTAATTAAGTTCATACCCCATTGCTGTTTAATCAATGCGGTTGTATATTCTTTTAACCAGATATCGTCCCAGATTGAAGTGTATGAGTCCTCGTCGACGATCTGAAAACACTCAGCGATTAGATATTGACCTTCAACGAGGTCTTTGTCTTCTAAACTTCCGTGAATATATAATCGGTTTTGCTTTCTTGAGAATGTCGTCAACGGTGTGCCGTCTAACAGAAGATCTAAGAAATCAAGGTATTGTTGCAATTGATAGTAGTAAGACATTCCACCGGCGAAATGCATGAAGTCGCCCATGCTGTTTAACATCAATTGGTATTTGATATCAAACATATTTGTGGTCGCGAATGTAGGGTTGAACGGGAGAACCTTTCTTACATAGAGGATATCATCAGAAATTGGAACATACTTGTTCGCGATATCGTCTGCTGTTATTTGATGCTTCAAGAATATGCGCACAGTCGCATCACTGTGATACTCTCTATATTTTTGTAGAGCATCATCGACTTTATCTTCGATCTGATCTTGATCGACGTTGATTTCGATAACGGGATCGCCGAGTTTTCTGAGGCAATAATCAATCAACGATTGTCTTGAATTAGGTGATGCCATGAAGCACTCCATATAGTAATATTCTTTTCATCTATTTATACGCATAAAAAAAGGGAGACCGAAGTCTCCCCAAAAATGATCCTTAAAAGGACTCTTATTTTTATACCGATTACGCGAGGATGTTGTCGACGCGGAAGATGCGGTAGTACTGGTTAGTACGTGCAGCAGCAAGACCATCTGATGGTGTAGAACCAACGAATGGGTTTGATACCATACCGTAACGAGTCTTGAACCCGATGCGCGGTTGGAAATCGTTCTCGCCGACAGCGCGAACCATCTGCAGTGGAACGTATGGGCAGTAGAATACACCTGCGTCATATGGGTTAGTGCCCTTGTAACCAACAGTTACATAGTCACCAGTTGCATATGGATCGATGTATACGCGCATGCGACCGTTCAATACACCAGCGAAAGTGCTGCCAGTGTCGTCAACCTGCAAGTTAGTTGACAGTGATGGAGTGTAGTCCAACATGCCCGCAGCAACAAGTGCTGTAGCAACGTCAGATGAA